CAGGAAGGATGAGTTCGTCAAAGAACTGGTCAGCCTGCACTGTGCTTCGCCCCAATGCATACCCAAGGCCGTTGCGAACAAAGGCACGAGCTGCGTTTACGTCAGTTGTTAGCGGAAGTAGTTCCTGCTTACCAGAGATAAGAAGTTTTGCCCCAGCAACAACAACGCTATTTCCGTGGAGTCGACCCTGGATTGCAAGCGCCTCTTCAGCGGACTGTGCGCTATCGATAGCAAGAGCTCGAAGCTGTAGATTTGCCTGAATAGAATCTTTAATTTCTTTAATCTCTTCAGGGAAATTAATTGCCCTGCTGACAGAATTAATAAGTTTTCCTCGTGAGTTATTTGGAATCATCCCGGCATCAAGTAATGGGGTAACAGCAGCAAGTGCTCCCTTTTCGTCACCAGCTTCAACAAATGGGCGGACTGTTTCTATAAGAGAGTTAACAAAATCGTCGGCACTACCTTGCACAGCAAGCGCCGCCTGGTCCTCAATGAGCGCAGCAGCCCCACCCTTGGCCGCTTTGCCCATGGTAAAGGAGGTAAGTTCGGAAGCGGTCTTAATAACGGTGTCGGCTTCTCCAGGAGATGACCTAGCAAGTGCGGCAACAGCAGCCCTAATGTTTCTTGGCTTATATGCCATCTCGAGGATGGTGTGCGCTCGGCCAGCAATGGCGCTTGCGAATGCCTTAGAAGTACCGCTCAACGTTCCGCCGATAGCGTTGTACACCTGACCAACTGGCTGCCATAGGCGCATGAACTCTGAGTCTTTGGCTGCAAGAAGCGCCCCAGTCTTTACTGCCTTAATCAATCCTCCTGCTCGAGCAGCGCCAGAGGCAATTGCTCCACCAGGAATGTATGTAATTGGGTCAGTAATAAGACCAAGGACAACGTCGCGGACAATGTCCGGTTTTGCTCCAAACGTTCGTCCTTCGCTGTAGATAGTTTGGGCAATCTCGTCGACCGTCGCACCAGCATCAACCATAGCTCGGATTGAGCCGATGTCGTAGTAATCTTTGACGCTCTGGAAATTAGATCCAGACTGATCCTGCAAGAGTTTCTCTGCGGCGGACTTGGCAATAATATCCTTTTGGACAAATCGAGAAGGAGCCGAGATGACATCTAGTGCGGCGCCAGGGATTCCAGACACCACATCGCCAACACTTGGACCAGCCTCAAATGGTCGAATCGATCCGACAACATTGCCAACGGCACCAACTGCACCACCGACTGTCTCAACGGCTCCCTTGAGGAGTCCGCCAACACCAGGCACCGATCCGATAAGTCCAAGAAATCCTTGGCCAAGACCCTCTAAAGACTCACCAAACGTATCTGGTTTAGTAATATTTACCGAAGCACGACCTGGTCCAGCACCAAAGCGAGACGACCCAGTAGATCCGCTACCCTGGGACGGGAGTGAGATGTCGCTATCAAGAGCGGTATATCCACCAGTTCCTGGCTTAACAGAAAAGATACTTGGCATTAACGACCTCCCCCGCCCTTACCAGCAACAATTGTTGGAACTGACGAATTGATTGGAGTAACTGACCCATTTAGAGGAGCTATCTCTCCAGCCCGGAATGCGTTAAATGCCGCCTGGGCCGCTGGGGTAACAGATGCAGCCTTAACAGAAGTCATAACTGGTCCGTACCCTTCTACTCCAACAATGTTTACCGCTGGAGAAACCCCGCCGCTACTCATCCTTGGAGTGATAGTAGAAGCTGGCCTGAGTCCTGGAGAAATTGTTACGCTTGATGGGCCAGGAGCGGTAATCTTATTGAACATTCCAACAGCTCCTTGGCCAATTACATTTCCAATTGCACCAGCTACACCTATTGGATTTGCAAGCGTTGCAAGACCACGGAAAACAAATCCAAGGTCAAATTCAGTTTTGTTGCCAGCACCAGTTGGTGTAGCCTGATTAATCCCATTGTACGATATAGGCTGCTGCGGCTGAACCGCACCGCCAGTCTGATAATTAGTGCCAAACGATCCCCTTGTATCAATTGGTCTAATGGTTGCTAGCTGTACAAATTCTTCTTTCTTCTTTTGAACTTTTGCTGCCGCAAGTTCTGCATTCATCATGGCAATTCGTACGCCAGGATCTTGGCTGACACTTGCCATGTTTGATAACTCCGTTTGAGTTTTAGTTGTTTTTTCAATAAGTGCAAGTGTTTCAACAGCTAGTGCGCTATTTGCTGGAACGGTATCAAGAATTGACTGAAGAATAATGTTGGTACCTTGAATTCCAACTAACGCAGGGTTGTCCGAGTTAACCCTTGCGTACGGGTTTACCATAAGCGACTGAGCCTTAGTCGAAGCGTTTGGATTTACAAGGTCTGACAATACAGCTTCTGTTCCAGAAATAGTTGACTTAATCTGGTATACCTCTTGATTGTTAGGAAGGACTGTCTTCTTTGATTCACGGGAAATAATGCTCTTCCCGTCAGCGGCAAGCATCAGTTTTCCAATATCCAAAGGTGGCGTCTTATAAATAATACCATCCTTAGAGGCATACATTGGACCTACTGAAGTTTCAATCTTATAGCCCCAAAGCCCCATGTCAGAGGTGTCTGGCTGCCCAGCATATGATCCGTAGATTGGAACTCCCTGATATTGCGCTGCGTAGTTGTTTCCAGCGGCGTCCTGTTCAAGTCGAGTAATATAACCAGCTCCTGGTGCGGGAGATTTTATGTCAGTAATCAATGGTGGTAGGCTAGGATCTGATGGATAGCTAATTTGCTTTGTCCCATTAAGGAAACCAGCATCATATTCTACTGTATCAATAACATTTGAAAACTCAGCAATGCTGTACCTATTGTCACCAGTTGTGGTAGTATCTGGAAGTTGAGGAAGGAACCCAGACGATACAAGTGAAGGAATTACCTCATCCATAAGCGTACTTGGGATTTGAGTAATTTTTTCACCACGAAGTGCAGCTTCATAAAGTCCTGCTTCGTTATCGATCTTTACCTGGATTTCATCTAATGCTGGATTGGTAATCGTTTCAAGTCCATCTCCAAACATTGTAGTAGTTTTTCCACGGAGGAACATTGCCCACTGGGTCATCACAATCTTTTCATTTCCAGGAATATTACCTGCGGCAGTCATGAAGATTGCCTTTTTCTGCACGCCAGTAATGTATTCGTCGTACGACGTGTTCTCACCAGAAACCTTTTTGGTAGCAGTAACTGTTGCTGAGGCGGTAAGCGCCTCCTCGGAGTTACCCTTACCTTGGCTGTTAAGCACGTTGACGTATCCCTTTGAAGCTCGAGCTGCCTCATCGAGAGCCACTTGCACCTCAATGCGTGTGCTCTCTGGCTGTGATTCAAGCCAAGCAGTAAGACCAGCAGGGCTGGCCTTCTGAAGATCAGCAAATCCAAACGTAGCAGAAGATGTATCTACGCCAAGTGTTGATCCAATTGCCTTTGCAAACGCATTAAGTGTTCCCATCGCGGAGTCGTATGATTCCTTGCGTTGCAACAGGAAAGATGCTGCGGCTGCATTTGATGCATCAACCTCTTGCTTCTTGATGAGATCCTTAGTGTTTTGGATTTCAGTTGTTATATTAGAATAAAATGTTCCACCAATACCTGCTGTTTCAAGTTTGGTTTTCCACCCTTCATACCACGAAAGAAGTTCTTTATTTGCGGCAATAACCTTTGAGGCCTTTTTCCCATTGGCCTTATCAACCATGTCCTGAACCAGAACTAGTTGGTATTTGTACAAATTGCTATTAACATCAAATTTAACATCGTTGTAGGTATTAGCGTCATCGACAACAGCAGAAAGTGCTTTCTGAGACAGCGAGTCATACTCTTCCTCTGTGATGTTTGACTTTACAAGGTCATTGTATGCATATGTTACATAGTTCTTTACAACTTGCTCTAGGTCAGTGCCATACTTTCCAGCACCCTCTCCCTTGAGGAATGCGACGTACTCTTCAAAATTTGCCCCAGTGTTTGCAGTAAATGATTCGCTAAGACTTTTGTTGGTTTTATCTGTCTGAAAACCTTTTGCATTTGCCAACAGATTATCATAATACGCAATCTCAGCTTGGCTAAGATTTCCCTCAGCAAGTCGTCCGTTAACAAAATTTTGAAGATCTGAGAAATTGGTATTTTCGCCACCATAAAGACTGCCATCGTAGAATGAGTTAAACAGTGCGCTCTGTTCGAGGTTCCTATTCTGTGTAGCAAGACTTCTAATAAAGGAACTTAAATTTTGCTGCCCAGACGTTGATCGTCCGAACCTACCAATCCTTGCCATTAAACGTTACCTCCTGCTGGTGGCATTAGTTGTTCACCATTTGCCAATGTTTGATCGATTGGTTGCCCAGATGAAAGAGGGGCTCCGTTTGGTGCTAATGCATTGGATGGAACTGCACCCGCTGGTGGCTGTGCTTGATTCTCAAGCTGGTTAAGCGATTGAGATCCAGACGGCTGCTGTTGAAGCATCCGTGCAGTATTTTCCACGCTTGCCTGCTGCTGCGCAAACTGCTCCTGAGCCGCCTGTTGCTGCTGCAACTGCATCTGCTGGAACATCTGAACAAGGTTTGCCATAGCCATAACAGCGGATGGATTGAGCGTTGCATCGGTCTGTTCGTCTCGAATGACTCCCATCTCGCCCTCTGGGTCCTCGACACCAACGCGATCCATTGCGCGGCTTGCGCTCCAGATACGGTTCTGTACAAGGTTGATAGCGGTCTGAGCAAGCTCGAGTGTGTCTCGAGGAGTTAGCTCAGGTGGGGTAATCTCAATTCGGTAGTTGCCGCCAAAGATGACGCCAACCTTCTTATCCTTTGTCTCCCAGATCTTGGCGCACAAACGCCATACCTGCTTGATCCATGAATAGAGTAGCTTGCGCTTTGGAGCAATGCGTGCTTCATAGTTAGCCACGAGCGACGCGATGGCGCGGGATGACCCGAGCACGCCCGAAGGAGCAAGCCCGAGGAGGAGGTCATTGAGTCCCGTCACCACCGCAATCTCACGGTCGATACGCTTGTTGTAGTCTTCAATCTGGAACTGAGGAATAAACGGCGAGATTGAGCGAATTTCATTGCCAGGTCCAGGTGCTGCCATCTTTCCAGGCTTTGGGATAGCATTGGCCGGAATCTCATCTGGTGCCTCTGCGCCAACCAACTGGAACATCTGACCACCAATAACTGAGTGGATCATCTGTGCCTGGTTAGTAATACGTTCGTCCTTCTCCCTTAGGAGTTGCTCAACGTCATACAGTTCCGGTTTGCCGTAAGGGCTTCCAGGAACCTTGGCGTTGGGGAGAAGGATGTATGGTAGGTCCCCTCGGAACTCTGCATGCTTTGTATTCTTTACCAGTGTGTTGCCGACAAATATGGCGTTATAAACTGTTGGAGCCTTGCCTGCAACTCCAGGAACCTTGTACCAGTAGTCGTATACTTCAACCTGCTGCATCTCGTACGGTGTTTCGCGTCGAAGTGGGTTGCGCTCAAATTGGTTTAGGTAAACGTTGGCAATTGGATCATCATGGGTTGAGGCGGTGTAGTTGTACCACTTGCCACCCTGCTGTGTTGGGACAACTCGAATGCCATAATCCTCTTCAACTGCCTGCGGAGACATGCCGTAGCAGTAAAGAGCCCAGTCTACTCGGCTAAAGTCAGACACGCCAAATCCAAGGTAGAGGTTTTCTGGTGACTCTACAATGCGTACCTTTGGCATCTGCTTTTCTGCATCCCAATAAATCTTAGCTGCAGTGTATCCGTAAAGCGCCTTAATAAAGCATGCGTCTTCAAGAACAAGGTCAAACTCATTCTCTTCAGCCCAGCGAAAAAACAGCCTTTCTGCGTTAGCTGCCTTAGCGCGTGAATCATTATCCTGTCCCTCTGGGACGTAGTTAATCACTGGCATCACTGCCTGCAACGAAGCTGGAATGTTGACGTACGCAGCATGGACGTTGACTGAAACGTGGGCTCGACCAGCGGTTCGAGCTGTTGCGTCATCTGCCCAATGGTCTGCTCCACCAAGCGTCACAATGTTTGGATGGTAGAGGTTATCAAAACGTCGGAAGATTGCACGAAGTCGGTTCTGCTCTGGCTCCGTTGTCTGCTTGCGCATAAGCACTTCACCAAATAGTTTGAACCCAGGGTCTTCTTCTGGAATAACGTTCTGAATCTCAAGAGAAGCCTTAAGCATTTTAATGGATGCAGTCTGAGATTCACTCAACTTACTAACATCAAGTTTTGCGTAATTCTTTTTAATTGGGGTGCCCTTTGACCCAGTTGAATAATTAAGAATTGTAGGAGAAGTTACAATTTCAGGAGAAGTTGCGGATACGCCCTGGCTCGCGGGGGCAGGGGCCCTCTCCGTCGCTCCTGGGCCTGTTTTAGGGGCTTTTAGGGACGATACTAGAGGGCTAGACTTAGGCATCAGGGTATCAACGCGCTGTCCCTGTCCAATTTTCTTTGCCTTGTCAAGGGCTGTCCCAATAGAACGGATCTGTTCAGGCGTGGCGATATCAGGGTCAGTAGTATACTGCCCTGGAATTGCTCGCGTTCCCTGGAACGCCTTTGGGATTCCTCGAACCTTAGCCATTAATCACTTCCTCCATAATACGTAAATGCCGGGTCTTTAACTGGTTGCTCTGGGTTTCTTGATGCGTGCCATGCCGCAAGGGCAAGTGCCATTACCGCATCGGTAGTAAGTTTCTTGTCGTTAAGCTTGTATGAGAACAACTGTCGTCGAAGGTCATCCCATGGTTGCCCACGAGGAATAACAATCATCTTCTTATCGAGCATTGACTTTAACGTGGCAAGAAGATTAAGCTTCTTTGCTTTTGTGCCGCCAAAGTCGTACCCACGAAGTGGCTTGATAATGCTAAACTCTTGTCGGAAAAGTCTTCCACCAAGGCCAGTCTCATCAACAATCGTTGTGCAGAATGCTCCGTCTTGCTGATAAAGCAAGGCATTCTCCCTAACCATATTGACTACTGCTGGGATCGTCTGCTTTCCCTCACGCTTTCGTGCGCGAACTGCGGTGATGCGAGTTCGGTCCGTATAATCGAGTACGACCGTCCATGTTGCGTCAGAAGAAATACCGGGGTCACATCCTTGGACGTACCGATGTCCCCTGTGTGGCGGAAGCTCTGTAGGTGCGTCAGTATCAAAGGCTCCTTCGATTGACTGCGACGCGAAGTATGCGTCTCGTGATTCGATGAAGTATCCATCGACGTTCTGGGGTACGAGGTATTCTGCCTGTTGTCGTACAATGGAGTCGAAGTTAGCTGCTGTGAGTCCGTATCCAACATTGTCGCGGGTTGAAAGCCGAAAGGAGATAAACTGTGGGTCCCTGCTCGGGTTCTCGGTATTTCCCATTTCCCAGAGGTCTGAGTAGTCTCCGATGCCTTCCGTCGGCGTACCGATGAAGTGGAGCGGACCACCCGTTGAGAGGCGCCGAAGGTTGAGTACCTCTTGGTAGATCTCCACCAAGTGTGGCTCGAATGCCGCCTCGTCGAACGAGATGCCATTCATGTCCTTCCCGAGAAGCGCCTTAGCTTTCTCCTGCGTTGTACGGAAATGGATGCTTGCTCCACCGACCAAAGGATGGAACTTGATCCAGAGATACTCTCCTCGGTACTTCTTATCCAGTGTTGCAATTGTCCCAAGTTCATCCTTGAGTGGGCATCCCTGCCCTTTTTGCGCTGGATGGTTACCGCTTAGAATAGATGATATTTCGCGGTGAACAAGCTCGGCGGTCTCTTGCTGAATTCCAATGTGATACCAGTCGTACGGTACGTTGGACCATCTTCGAGCGTCATCGGGATCGTTTGGATTTGGCTGTTGAATGCCCATTTTGTACAAGGCATGGTGAAGGCAGAGTACCGCCATCGCCATTGTTTTCCCCGCACGATTCCCTGCGGATACGACAGTAGTGAGGTATCGGGGACGATACCCTGATTCATCTCGCTCCTGGCATGCATTCCACCAACTGACTTGTCCTGGGTGGCCTTTAATGCCAAGCCAGCGCCGAGCAAAGAACTCGATGTCAGTGCGACCGAGAGCCAGATCTCGTGCAATTTCATTATCGAGCACGAGTCCCCTTGTTTCTTGCGCTGATTGATTGAGCCTTTGACTTTGCGTCAGCCTTGCTGCTCGCTCCCCACGCCTGTAGGCTTAGAAGTAAACGGGTTGGTCGACCCTTAGCATCGCGCTCTGGTCCTGGCATGCCACCCATTCGCGCAAGGAATGATGCGCGTCGTGGGTTGTCGCCTCGCTTTACTGGAGCCTTAAGCGTCCCGCCAGTCTGGGCTTTATATGACGCTCGACCTTTGGCATTCAATCCGCCAGCAGGGTTCTTCCCTTCACTGCGCTGCCATGCCGCGCTTCGTGCCATTACTTCACCTCGTTGTGGTAATATAGAACTCGATTGCAAAAGGCGATAGATTTTGCCTTCTCAACAATCTTGTCAATGAAGGTACCGTCAGCCTCGTAGTGGCGATCGGAGTACCCAACAGAGCGACCCTTGTCGATCTGTACAATGTAGTTTCCAGAAGTTGAACTTCCAGACTTAAATTGCGGAGTATTATTCCTAGACCATCCACAGTATACCACATCGTTCCCAGACTCTGCAAGTCTCATCATGTCTACAACGTAGTCTGGGTGGTAGGAGTCATCATGGTTAAACCATCCAGCGTAATCTGAGGTTGCAAGGTCGAGACCCTTTGCTCGCTTTGCATGACCCCAGTCCCCAAGGTTTGGCTCCTCGTAGAAGCGAACTAGTGGGAACTCTTCCCTGAGTTTGTCCAGACTAATGTCCGAAGCTAGGGCAATGATTTCATCTGGCTTTCGTACCTGCCAGGTATAGAGGTCTGTCAGTATCCTTCGAAGGTTCTGTTCATCTGCATGAGCAGTCACAATCGCTGTCAGCGTCGCCATTTATCCTCCGAATAATATCTGTGCTAGAAATTGATGGTGTATATGGGATGTAGACCATTTCTATTGCTCGGTCCTTAAGCCATGTCCTAGTGATGCCTAGCTGTCCAAGAAGCGATTCCCCAGTCCAGTCGTCACCATGGGCGATGTACCCAATCTCTCGATTAGTAATCTTGTCGATTGTTAGTCCGGTGTCCTCATCGCCAATGTTGATGCAGACATCGTCTACGTACTTGCAGCCAATCAATGACTCCATGCGCTCACCGACAGTTAGGATCGGTGGCCTCTTGTATCGAGAAGCAAAGTCATCGGTATTCAACGACACAATGACTGGTCCATGTTTCTGTGCTTGCTGGAGGAACTTCATGTGTCCGTAGTGAAACAAATCAAATGTTCCGCCAACGTAGACCCATGGCTTATTCACCTTCAACCTCATAGACTGGAGTTGCTTCAATAACCTGGTAGGTTGCCGATGCTCCCCCAAGGATCTGGGCAAGCGATACGACCAGGTCGCGGTCAGCGGTCTTATCGTTTCGCTTGTCCATCATCTCCTGAGCTCTCAGGCCCTCGGAGAGTGTGGGAGTCATGCTCCCAGACTCTACCTCAGAGAATACGTAATCACGCACAAGCGTTGCAAGGTCTCGATGTTGCGCCTTAATGGTTTTCTGGGATTGCTCCATTTTCTTTACTGCAGCAATCCTAGCCGACTCATGTGGCGATGTAAGATGTTCTCGCTTATGCTTGCCAAGCGTGTTACGACTAATGTAATAACCCTCGTCTTTTAGCCAAGACGCAATCTTAAGATCTGGCATTCCGTCTTTCATCCTCTTGTTGATTAGCTCAACCAGTGGACTCCGACAGACATGGCATCCAGTCAATACTGGAGCAAGGTCTGAGACCTGCATCAGTCTCCCTTATAGCCAAACGCTACGTCGTTAGGGTTTAGCCAACGAAGAACAACTGGTAGAATGGCAGCAATGCCAGCAGCGAAGACGCTCTTAATGGCGTCTCCATTGAGGTCAAATGCCGTACCTCCGAGTGCGAGGAATTGCGCCACACAAGCGGCAGCAAATGATCGACCCCACGATGCGAGCAGTGCCTTCTGTTCCTTATTCATAGTATCTCCTACTTCTTGACAATGATGCAACGCTTAAACGGTGCATCACCCTTGCTGGAGGCAATTGCCTTCAGTTCCTTGTCCGTCACCGTGACGGCAAACTTTTCCTTACCCTTACCAGTAAATGTTGGGTCCGCGAACTGGAACCCGTGGTCTTCGCACCAGGATGCGGCAACCATGTGACCGTACGTCGCGCCAGCGTGCCTACCAATGTATCTCTTGTGCCACGCGCTGAGTGCCTGTGGCGGGTAATTCTTTGCTGCGTCCACGTTGATGATGAGTGCTGCGCCCTTCCTGAGGCTTGCCACGCAGTCGTCCCAGTCTCTTGGATATCTGGCGTTGGCGCCAAGTACTTTGCAGGTCTTGATTAGATCCCACAGACTTGAACCGTTGTCGCTGACACCCTGCTTCTCCTTGAATCCAGTAGCCTTCTCTTTTGCCGCAATACCTTCAGCGGCAGTAATCTCTTTGCCAAGGACCCAGGAGGACGCGCACGCGGCGCTTGATGGTCCACAGTCGTCTAGGATGCCGCCAGCCTCTACGTGGTCAAGTTGTGACCTGATTTTTAACTCGGTCACTCAGGCGTCTCTTCTAGTACTGGGGTAGGCGCGGTAACAATATCAAATTCAAATGAGAACGTTGTCCCGTCCCAGTCCCAACCCTCTGCTGGGTTCTGCCCAGGGTATTCAGAAAGATCTACCAGGGTAAAGTCGTTTCCGAACTTTGCTTTGACCGATCCGTCGCAAGACGCTGGCAGATCAAAGAACTCCCTGTCTGCTACAGCACAGAGTTTGACCTTGCCGTTAACGACGACTGCCCATTCCTTAATTATTCCTGCCATACAATCTCCACATATCCGTTTCCGCCAGTTCCACCATTTGCAACTGTAGCATTACTCCCGCCAGCAATGGCACCACCGCCACCAGCCCCAGTATTTGCTCGACCATCTGTTGCGTTTTTTGAATAACTTGAAGTGGCTGCTCCAAAATCGGGAAATACTCTACCAGCACTTGGTTCAAGGATTACATTAAAATCATTAACTGGAATAGCCGACCCAATACCATTTGCCATTAGAGACATTCCTCCAGCCCCAAGACCCTTCCAACCAAATCCAGGGAGATACGTAGTATGCGTCCTCATAAAGGAGACAATAGAGGTTCTTTTTACTCCATAGTAATGGGTTGTGTTTGTATCTGTATTTGCCAGAATTGACGCCTGACCATCGGTCCCAGTTTCGTAAGAGTGGACAACTGGTACTGTAATATTGTTAAACCCATTAAAAAATGTAAACAAGGATGGTTGATATATGTCATTAAGCGTAGCCGCGCTGGAGCGAGATGCCAACAAGATTGGGGTTGACGCGCCGCACCCGTGACCCGAAGTTATAGGATCGCTATTGCCTGTATTGAATCCCCATCCGCCCATAGACCCACCTGGGTTTGATGTCGGGCGTGCTGCCGTCCCTATATTATTACTAACTCCTCCCTGTCCACCTGGAGCAGTAAACAGTGAACCAAACGTTGTATCGGTCCCATTTGACCCAGGCGCAGTAGTTGTATTTGCACCAGCTCCACCAGTTCCAATTGTTACCGTATACGTTGTTCCTGGTACCACTGGGAAAATATTATCAATTACACCACCTCCGCCGCCGCCACCGCCAGAGACGAAATTAGAAGAAAATCCACACAGCGCGGCCCCGCCGCCGCCGCCGCCGCCAACGGCAAGCGCCTTAATGGAGTAAACCCCAGCAGGGGCAACCCACGATCCAGATGCGGTAAAACGTGCAATTCTTTCTTTTGCTTGCAAATTTTGATTATTATTAACGCTCATTGTTTATCTCCTACGCAATCTCTGATCCGTATGCCGAAAAACTTAGATCTACAGCAGATGCATATACGGTAATTACATCCGCAGCGTTAATGCACAACGCGATGTTGTACACCGTCGTTGTATTTGGGGCGATCACTGTGTCGTATGCAAGGTAGTGCTTGTTTGCAAGGACTTCCCCATCTGGTCGAACTGCAATCCGATATGCAAGGGTTGACGTAGAGATGTTTGCCACTACCAGGCAAGAGATCACCGTCTCGGTTGCTGAAGGAACGGTGTAGAGCGTGGTCGCAGAAGCAGCAGATGGGCTGATCTGTCCAAGAACCTTATAACTTGTTGCCATCTTATACTCCTGTCAAAAATAGTGGCGTGAATCCGCCGCCACCAGATGCGGCTTGAAATGATGCGTTACCAGCACCGTCTGCTGTTAGTACCGTACTTGCGGCTGCTGCCCCAGAGCCAATTTTAGATGTCGTCACCGCTAGGCTAATGAGTTGGCTAGAGCCAACAGAGGTTGCGCTGAGGTGGCTGGAGTTGATGCTTCCAGCCACGATGGAGACCGTAGAGGTCCCAGATGCGGTAGATACAGAGGCTGGAGAGGTCCCAATGACAGCATTGACGTATGTCCCAGAGGCCTGATAACTACCCGATGACTGGAATCCAGTGGTGTCAATGGAGATACTTACTGCCCCCGCTGTAGAGAGCGAAGCAGAAATCGGTAGCGTTGCACTCACGCTAGAAGCATAATTTCCAGATGCCTGATAACTTCCTGCGGTCTGGTAGTTGGCATTGAGGGAGATTGTCGCCGTCGTGCCAGAGACTGCGGCACTGATGGGGGAGGTCCCAATGATGTTGGTGATCCCTGTGGCGTCTGCTGGCAGTGCGGCCCACGTCGTGGCGCCAGTACCGTCCGCTCGGAGGTAGTACCCTGCCGGGTTGGTTGACGATGAGATGGCAATAACCTTGCCAGAGGTTGTTGATGTGACCGAGATCGGGATGGTCCCAGTGAGGGTGGTGACGGAGACGGAGTTGGAGAGGGTCTGGAACTCATTGGTGTCTACCCACGCCAGGGTCGGCTCTACTGGAGCAATGTCGTCATTGAACTCATCGTAGAGCTGGTCTGGGATGGAGAAGACAGTACCCGCTGGACCTACGACCTCATAGCCCTGCCAATGGATGTCGACTGCTCGTCCGAACGTAAACGTTGCCATTACTTCCCCCTACGACCCTGTGCTGTCTTGGCTGAATCCTTGAAGTCCTTTGCGCTAGGTGCGCCCTTGGAGCCAGGCTTGCGCATCTTCTCGCCAGAACCAGCGGCGATCCGCTTCTTCTTGGCGTTGATGTTTGCGTAGAGGCCTGGCTTTGCTGGCATTACTTCTTTCCCTTTGGCTTGGTGTGGGTGACTACCTTGCTTGCGGCAGTATGGGTTGCCCCAGTATGGATCTGCCCGTTCATCTTATGAACTGGCCCCTTGTGTTCCTTGCCGTTAGGCAGGTAGTGCTTTGACCCTGCTGCCATTACTGAGCGGTTCGCTTCCCAGTAGTGTTTCGGCCAGCCTTGGCCATATTTGTCTTCTTTGTTGCTACCTTCTCAATGATTCGGTCTCGCTTACGAGACTTAATATAATTATCAAATTCCTGGCTGGAGGCCTTAACATTCTTAGGTCCAACAACACCGCCACGCTTAAGATCTACAGTTCCACGTCCACGCTGAAGAGTTGGTCCTGATCGTTGCGGCTTTCGTCCTGTTTCGTAATTTGAATACGTTTCAGTTACAAAACCTGGCTTCATGCCGTCGGCGTAACGAGTAGTTCCATCTTTTGACTTATACGAAGGAACTCTAACTTTTACATTAAATCCTTCCTGTTGAGCAATAGTATTTCGTTTTCCCCTTCCACCATATGATGGGTAGGTTACGGTTCTTTCAAATGGTAGTGAAGTTCCATATGTGTCTGGAACGTCAAACCCGTTGCTCTTCTTCTTTGCTGTTGCCATTTTCTACTTTTCTCCAAATCCTGGTAGTGGCAATAACTGTGCCACAACAGTTGAGAGCGAATCTGCTCCCCGTTCCGACTCTACGTCCCAGACGTGGGACAGGATCTCATACGCCGCACTCCCTAACGGCTTCTCCATCGTATCCACTAGGCGCTCGACCCCTGCGTAGTGGCAATGGATCAACTCGTGTGCGACGACCCTTCGGATCTCTGCCCCCTTCTCCTTCCAGAGGTCGGGCGAGAAGCGAATGGTTGCCTTGTACAGGTTTTGGCTTACCTCGATGTCCGCCCAAGCGTCCTCCGATGCAGCTTCCTTAGATACTTTAATTTCCCAGTGGGCCAGACCCAATAGCCTTGCACAGCGGGTGACGTATTCGCTTACCGCTGTCGGCATAGGACCCCCTCTAAATGTTTATATTGTAACTTTTTACTTTACGACCGCTGGGTTAACCTTGGAACCCTTGACGCCCTTGAGTCCCTCTGGGGTCTTGTACCCAGCAGGAACGCTGACGACTCGTGTGCCGTCTCGCTTGACGCGGACAACGGTACCGTCGGCCTTCGTGATGACGCGGTTGCCGCCCTTGCGGACGACGACGCTTTCGCCCTTCTTGTTGGTCTTGGCGACGTCCCCAGTCTTAGCCTTAATCTTCATTGCAGCGGTCGTGAAGAACTTCATTTTCCCAGAAGTTGTCTTTATCTTGCCAAGAGCCTGCTCTCGACTGTTTTTCCCAATTGTTGGCATTATCGTCCCCTACTCTGACCCTTGCGGGTCTTTCCACTTGCCTTCTTAATTGCGTCTCGCTTAAGTCGTTCCTTAAGTGCATTTGAACCAAGTACGGTAGCTCCGCCAATAAGACCGAGGCCAATTGGAATTGTGTAGTCAATACTTGTGGTTGAGTTATATGCGTTCATTGGCTTAAGCTTAGGTAGGCTGCCCTTATACGAACTAATCATTGGGCTTGTCTTGCCAAAGCTCGTTGTCTTGTAAAGGTTTGCCGCTACTTTTCCAGCACCAGCACGCTGGTTAGCGACTGCGCGTGCGCCCTGACTTGACTGTCCAAGGGATAGCGACCCTTTGCCTGACCCCTCTGGGCTCAGTGATCCTGGTTTACGTGGCATTATCGTCCTCCCTTTAATACTTTAGTACCTCATTTGGATAGACCCCTCCTTAAACCGGAGGGAATCTTGCGGGTCTTCTTACCTCCCCGCGTTCTTTTTAGTGTTACATGTTTGGAGATCGGGGAGGTTTCTCTCGCCCCCCTCTATCCCCCCACTTATAACCACAAAAACAGGCCCTTTTTGACAAATGTTGCACATTAAGTTTTCTTAACAATCTATGCATGTTCTGTCATTTGCGTGCTGGTACGAATTTTTATATTTTGGGAAGGCTTTCTGTTCATATACCTGTCAATGCAAACCTAGGGTGGCATGCTCATTTAACTTTGAGGGGAGGGCGGCGGGTTGTCAGTGAGTGTGCATAGTCCAGGAGTGGGTATTCCTCCACGCACGCCTAGATTTCAGCAAATACTGGGGGGGGAGAGGGGGTCAGAAATAATCGAGGACACCAGAGGCCGACAGACAACCCCGGCATGGTGAGATGGGAGGGAAGGGGATTACCCCCCACCCCCTTCGAGTCGACTCTGGCACGCTCGACCAGCCTCCCCCTCGTGCCGTACGTTGGCACAGGAGCCACGGAGAGACACGCTAGCGCACCCCCCCTGTGTCCTACCCCGCCCCACCTAGCAGCGCCTCCCGATGCCAGAATCGACCAGCCTCGCACCCCCATGTCGGGCGTATCGACCAGCCCAAGACTCGACCAGCCCGACAGCACCGGCCAGCAGCTCGACGGACTTACTCCGGCACCCGCCTGGGGGAGAGTGAAGGGAGCCTTTGGGGAGAGTCGAGACAAAGAGAGACCCCCGCCACACTGGGCGGGGGTCTCTGTCCCTGCTAGGGCTGCTAGGTGCTAAATGCCGTCGACCTCGTCTCGAATGGTGCTGGCAGCCGTCTCGATCTCGTCGATCAGACTGCCAACACTCGACAGCGTGTCCCTGATCTCGTCTCTGACCTCGTCTCTGATCTCTTCCTCGATCTCTTCCCTGATCTCATCCCTGACCTGATCACGGAGATCATCCGCCAAGTTCGATACGAACGCTTCACGCCACTGGTGCGGCAGCAGCCACTCGACCAGCGCCACCATCACGGAGTCCTGAACGCTGACCCGACCCCGCAGTCTGTCCGTAGTCTCTCGCACCAAGTCGAGCGCACCCGACCCGTAAGAGTTGCCGAAATCGTGCGAGTTCGCGTCGAGCCTCGCACCCAAGTGTCGAGCGATCTCCGCCACGACCTCAGCAGCCAGCGCACCGCCAGCCTTGAAACTCTCGACCTCACGGGTCAGGTTCCCGATCTCTGCGCCCGTGTTGCTGACCACGTTCGCCAACGTGGTGCGCAGCGTGTCGACCGTGTCGACCGTCTCAGCCTGTGGTGCCACTGTTGCCAGACTGGCAACCTGTGGCTTGGTCAGAATCTCGACCATGTCCGTCGACTTCGTGTCGCACTGTTCACACATCTCGTGTACCCCTTCCGATCATGTCGAGCGCCTCCCCTAGCAGGAACGCTGACCCGACACCCAGAGACTAGGACACCCCCGCCAGCCATGTCAATAGCCCAGCCGTAGCAGCTTGAACGGCCTCCCCCGGCACCCGCCAGGGGGAGAGTGAAGGGAGAGGCGGGGAGCCTTGACACCCTGCGTAGGGCTCCCATAGACTCACCCCAGCGGCTGCCACTGTGGGAGCCGCAACAGGTCAGGAGGCTAGAACCATGACGGACAGGGAATACAACGGGTGGACTAACTGGGAGACGTGGAGCGTCGCGCTGTACGTCGGAGAGGGAGTAATCGACGAGGACACAATCCGCGACGCAGTCAAGGAGCACGAGGGAGACGCTTACGCCGTGGGGCAGTGGGTGCGCGACCGCGTCGAGGAGTACGTCGAGGAGACGCTCGACCAGCACTACGAAGGGGGGCTTGCGGCTCACTTCGCTCGCGGTTGTCTCGGCTCCGTCGACTGGTACTCGATAGGCTCCCACTATGTCGCGGACTACGCGCCAGAAGCGGAAGAGTCCGAAGGCGGCGAGTCATGATCGAGCCGCAGCGGTTCACCGTATCGGTGGAGTTCGAGACGCTCGACGAGGCGCTACACCTAGCCCGTGGGCTCGTCGATCAGGGGCTAGCCCCTACCGTCGACCTCGGGCTAGGGGATGACGGGGACGGGGAAGGGGACGCGCCCCCTCCCTTCGACCGTCAGGCGCGGCACTGCGTCGACTGTGGGGCTCTGGGCTTGGGCTCGTGGGCAAGTTCACGAGGGATGCTGTGCTCCGCATGTCATGAGGCGGGGCTCCGCCCCCCCTGCGACTGCGACCAGTCAGGGAGCGGCTACTACCTGTGTCGATACTGCTTCGATGAGCAGGTAGGGGGGGAATCATGAAGCGGCGCGAGCCGCTCCGCACCTCGGCGGCATGGCATGCCGAGCGCGAGGCTGAACGGCGCAGAGTCTGGCTGTGGCTGGGCATCTTCGTGGTGCTCATCGTGGGGCTGATCCTGCTGCCACCATGTACTGGTGCTGGCGGCTTCGACTGCTAGCGCGTTGACTTCGGGGGGCGGGGACTAGCACCCGCCCCCTGCTCTTACCCCCCAAGTCCGGCAGCGTTCACGGGGAGGCTGTTGACAGGGGAGGCGGAGGGCTTTAAGGTGAGGTGAGGCGGGGACAATCCCGCCAGAAAGTGAGGGGTTTATGTTCAAGGTCGAGATGTACGACAAGCGAACTGATGAGACGGGCAAGGCTGAGATCGTGGGGATTACAACCCTCGAAGATGCGAACCGTCGAGCCGAACTGGAAGCCTACTACTGCTGCGAGACGCTGCTCGGGGAGTGGCAAGTGGCGGCTGAGGCGCTGGTCAACGGCAAGTACTGCGCGAGGCTCGCGCCATCAACTGGTGAGCCTGAGAGCATCACCATCTATGTCAGGGAGGTACGGTCATGAAGATCAAGGCACTGGAACTCACACCTAAGGACGCAACGGACATCGTGATCGGGGCTATCGAGGGAGGGACGGGGTACTGGGCTGAGTGTAAGAACTACAAGTGGACTAACTGGTACCTCGATAATGGGGAGTCTCTCGACCCTAAGATGCTGCGCGACATCCCTCGCTTCGAGGTGCTGGTGCGCATCAAAGAGGATGAGGAGCAGGTTGCCCCCGAGAGAAACCCGAACGACTGGTTCGAGATCACCATCGCCAACCTCGAAGTGGGGACGGCTCTGGCGCTCGAAAGGTTCCCGCACCTGTTCAACGGGTTCAGTGGTGAGAACGGGGATGTCGAGATGGACTTAGACGCTACGGGCTGCGATGTCATCTTCCAGATGACCATCTTCGGGACGGTGGTCTATGGCTGACAAGATCACGAAGGCTGACCTCGATCAGATGCTGCGCGGCATCAACGTGCGGCATGGGCATCCCGAGGGGACGGACAGGTACAGCGAGGGTGAGGACGGGGTAGCCCGTCCCACCATCGGCTGGTACTCCCTGACAGGGGAGTGGGGCGGGTGGAAACTTGTCCAGACAATCAACTCCGACGGTGGGCGCAGGGATGTGCTCGGCATCGGAGCAGTGCCGAAGAGGGTGATGTACTATCTCCTCAGAGCGTATAGCAGCGGCATGGATGCCGAGAAGGGTGGTAAGTGATGGGATGGGAGACGAACGGCAAGCCATCAGAGCCAATCGGCAATGAGTTTGTCATGTACGTCAACGCCTTCTGGATCGAAGGTGATGTGGTCGGCGGGGTGTATGGAACCCAAGCCGAGGCACTGGACGCAGCGCGTGGTTTCATCGCAGAGATGGAGGGTATGGTGTTTGACGATCAGTACAAGCCACTCACGCGGCTTAACGCTGCCGAACTCGAAGAGAGAATCTCAGAGCAGGATGTCGTTGGGTTTGCGCAAGTTGCGCAGCGCGAGATCCTGTTCTCATAGGAGGAGTTATGACAGAGAAGAAGTTTCTAGTGTTCGCAACGCGAACAACGGAGATGACAGCGGTGGTATACGCTGATTCCCTATCAGAGGCAAGGGGTATAGCCGAAGATAGTTTAGAGGTTGATTGGGAGTTTGGAGATCAGGACGATACGATCACAGAGGTTAGAGTTTATGATGAGGAGGAGGAAGCATGAAGAAGAAGATGGTTGAAGTCATGGGGTTCACGTACATGGATGTGATGGCAGTGCTCGATGGCAGTGGGCATGAGGTCAGCGATCAGGAGGCTAACGAGTTCTTGGAGAAGTACGGAGAAGACTTCCGTGATCGAGTGACAGAGGAGGGCTACGACATCCTCGACGCGCTCCTCAGCAAGTGGCTGCGTGGTCGCTATGAGTAAGTGGAACATGGTTCACGAAGAGTATCTGGGCAGCGCGGACAGGACACTGACCATCTGGTCGGCTCCACTCGACCGCGTGATGTTCGAGGTCAACGAGCAGGGACTCAGGCACAAGTACTACCAGACGGCTAAGGAAGCCCTCGAAGGGAACTTCCCCATCGCGGATGCGTGCTACGGGTACACGATGCTGATGTGGGAGGATCACGAGACGGACAGGTGGTTCGACCTGATCTGGGATAACCAAGACAATGAACAGATCATCTCATGCGCCCACAGGGGGACATGCGAGGAAGAGTTTCATCGAGCACAGGTCGTGCTCGGGAATGAGGAGGATTCATGAGCACCATAGAGCAGCAGATCAACCAGCACGCTGACAGAATCGAGCACAAGGGATGTGAAGGGGAGATCACCAGCAACGAAGCGGTCATCATCTCGTACGACATCATCTCTGACGGGGATGGCGGATGGGAGTATGGCGGCAACAGGATCGACGAGTACCCGTTCGATGGGACGATGGACTATCTGTTCACCTGCCGCAAGTGCGGGTGGTGGACTGAGCACTTCAATGCGGTCATCGTCGATAACCTCATGACCGATAAACGGGATGAGAAGTCTTGATCGCGGCGATCTTGGCGGCTGCTCTCATCGTGGGGCAGTCGCCAATCCCTGATCGAGCCACGTGGTACGGAGCTCGATGCCCAGAAGGTGTCGTATACCTCGGGAGGACTGACACGTGCCACCCCTACCTGAAAGGCGAGGACAAGTGGTACGCAGCGGCTGGCTGGTTCCGCTACGGCATGACCCCAGTGCCACTAAGGATCACCAGCAAGACGACTGGTCGAAGCGTCATCTTGATCGTCAGGGATTTTTGCGGGGCATGCCGTCAAGGGAGGTCGATCATCGACATGAGCCCACTGGGGTTCATCGCCCTCGGCCACGACTTGGGCAAGGGTACGGACAAAGTATTTGTAAGGTACATGAGAGGTGGAAGGTAATGGGTAGGGGGAGAAACTATGGTCAGGAGAACCTTGAACGGAAGTTCTGGAACAACGTGCGCGCAGCACTCGACAAGGCAAAGGAACTGGGGCATGACCCCCAATGGATTCGAGATGACACCACAGAGGCTGCCTTCTGGTGCGACGACTGTCTCCTCTGGGGCAGGGTCGTCATGACGCTGACCCAAAGGGAGCCAGACGATACTGGCGGGAGGCTGTTGGAGGTGGCATGTACCCCCGACGCATGCCATAACAGCGAGCCTGAGTTGCACTGGAACTTCAATGAGAGTACACTAACCCTACCAAGCATGTTTGCTGGGCTAGGGTATGAGCCGAAGGAGGTAAAAAATGGCGAACTTATCTCTCCGCACACGAAAGTCAAAGTCAAGACCCGTTCGGTCTGGAACTCGGGTCGCAAAGGATGACGGCTCGTCGTGGACGCTATACCACCCCAAATACTCAGTCGAGCCGTGCCCAAACTGTCATCACCCAGAAGCGGACGGTGGGTTCTGTGATCCTTCCGACGGAGGATGCGGCTGGACTCGTCCAAAGACTATTTATCCGCGCAACAGCACCAGATAATGAAAGGACAGCCATGAACATCATGTCGTGGGTCATCGGAGCCCTGTTTGTCTTCGCGTTCCTCGGATCATTGACGAAGCCATCATGAGCAGGACGACACCGTTCTCATCAGAGGCAGAGCGCGGCATCTTGGGTTCGATGTTGATCGACCCAACGATGTCGTCGCTTGGGGTCGAGCGGCTATCGGATGAAGACTTCTACTCGCAGGATAACCGCACAGTCTTCTTAGCCATCGCCTCTATCGTTAAGCGCGGTGGCATCCCAGACTCTGTGTCGGTGTCCGACGCGCTGTCGAAGAGCACCCCATTGGATGGGACTGGCTGGGGTTCGATGCTGTCCGACATCGTTCGGTCAGTGCCGACATCCATCAACGCACCAGAGTACATCGACATCCTTGAACGCAAGGCAGTCATGCGCTCACTCATCAGCGGAGCACACAAGATCGCAGAGATCGGCTACGGTGATAGCGACAAGGTCGACACAGCAATCGATCAGGCAGAGACCATCATCTACGGATTGAACAAGCGACGACGGGCGGAGAATGCCATCACGCTTGACCGCCTCATCCCAGAGACTATCGAGCGCATCAAGTTTATGCTCGAACACAAGGGCGAGCGGCTTGGCATACCGTCTGGGCTATCGAGCATCGACAGGATCACGGGGGGATGGCAGAAGTCAGACCTCGTCATCGTCGCAGCTCGACCGTCGGTCGGTAAGACGAGCCTCGCGCTGAACATGGCGCAGCACGCAGCAGTCAACCACGGCAAGAGCGTCGCCGTGTTCTCGTTGGAGATGAGCAAGGAGCAGTTGTCCACTCGACTGGTGGCTGGTGTCTCTGGCATCGACATTGGGAGGATCAGAAGGGGGGACATCTACGGCATCGACATGGCGAGGATCGCTGCGTCGGCTGGGAGTCTGCTCGATGCGAAGATCATCATTGACGACACGCCAGTGGCGAGCCCGTCAGAGATCAGGGGGAGGTGCCGCAGGATCGAGTCGGAGCATGGGCTCGACATGATCGTGGTCGACTATCTCCAACTCATGACCGCTGACCGAATCACGAAGGACGCCAACAGGGTATCCGAGACTAGCGACATCAGCCGTGGGTTGAAGCGTCTAGCCCGTGAGATGAACGTCCCAGTGATCGCGCTGTCCCAGTTGAGTCGATCATCTGAGCATCGTGAGGGGGGACAGCCACGGCTATCTGACCTGCGAGACTCAGGTGCCATCGAGCAGGATGCGGACGTTGTCCTCATGCTGTGGCGACAGGGGCAGACAGAGATCACGCAAGAGTATGAGGATGTACGGGCAATCGTTGCCAAGCATCGGAATGGTCCGACGGGGATGGTCGAACTGTCGTTCCAGAAGTCCACGACCACATTCAGGGACAAGGAGTAGCAGGTGGATCTAGAAGTCGCTACGTGCTACCTGTGTGGTGGCGCAATAGCAAACATCGACGATGTCGAAGAGATGTACGAGGAGGATCTGCTATGCGGGTCTTGCGAGCACGACGTGGCAGAGTCGATCTATGAGGATGACCTCATGGAAGATGGGATGACAGAGCAGGAGGACGACTAGTCCTTGCGCTTGAACTGAGCCTTGTCGAGGCGGCTCTCCTCCAAAGAAGAAAGGGGTACGGTAGGCTCACCGTACCCCACTTCTTTACCTATCAGGGATGCGTAGACGATCCCAAACTTTTTGCAATAAGATCGAAGGCTCATGCCGAGGCGAGCCGCCTCTTCGCGGAAGAACTTCTCTGGTCTATTTCTGAACACTCTTTGCCTCGATCATCTCATCGAGCACTCCGACTGCTAGACTCAGACCATACCGGACGTTCTGTAGGTAGCGTTCCTGCATGAGGTTGGGATTACCAAGAGCCCTAATAATCTGCTCCTTTATCTCGGAGCTCGGCAAGTTCGTTCTGCCGATGATTGTTATTAGTTTGGACTTTGCGATCTGTAAATCTTCCACGGTCTTCTACTTTCTTGTTAGCCTTGACTTCATCAGCCCTTGATACTGCTGACCACTTGTTCTCGCCAAGAGCGATAAGGATCAGCGCGTAGTTGGAGATGTCGATCAACGCATCACGGACACCAGCGTTGAACCAATCTTTGCTTACTTCTGGGACACCAGACTTGATGGTTCCATTGAGCGACGTGGCAATGCGTCCGCACTTGTCTAATGCCAGTCGTGAGAACACACCGTATGGTCCAAGACCTTCGATGTTTGCTGGTCCGTATCCTTCTTGTCGCTCGACGAGGATGTTGAATGCTTCTTCGGACAACCCACTGAAGTAATCAGAGAACTCTTTCGGTACTTTCCTTGTCATAGATCTCCTCCAATCTGTCTGCTGTCTCATCCTTAACTACAACGTTCGCCATCATGAACCGTGTTTCGCAGTTGGTACACTCCCACAATCGTAGTGAGAGCCTATCTGTAAGCAACCTGTATGGCTTACGTGTCGCCTTAATGTTTAGGGACTTGCACCTAGGGCATGGAATGCCCGTCATCATGCAGGCTGGTCTGCGGCGATGAGGATAAGCGTCGCAGCTCCCAGAGAGCCCCACGGTAGGGGAGCAAGGGCTACCAGAAGCCCCGCAAATGCCAGTAGGAGGGCCGTACGCGAACGCTTGGTTGCCACTGGGGTCTTGATAGCCCTGACCACCTTCTCGAGGGCGGAGGGATTGATTTCCTGATCTTCAGGGTTAGTCGCCAACTGATACCTCCCCGACCAACTTGGTCGCCTCTTGTGCAGCGCATGTCGACTGCGTGATCCTTGCCGCATCTTTGAACTGTTCAGGAAGTTCTCCTGACTTTTCTTCTAGTGCAGCATAGATGTAGTTGAATGCCTTAGTCCACGCCAGCAACCCTCCCTCGATTGTTGGCTTCTTCTTTGCGTACGGTACGCTCATGATGCGCCTTCAATCCACTGAGCAAGGACTTCCTTGTCCGCGCTGGCCGACGTAAGGTCCTTGTCTGAAATGATTGTTGCGTTATACTTCTCTACTAGTTCCTCTACCTTTGGGAACGAACGATAGTTCACTGCCACTTCGCTCTTGCCGTTGTACTTTGTCGAGCAGAAGTATGTGACTGTCGAATCCTCAAGTGCGATGAACCCTCGAGCCCACCACCATGGGGCGTAGAACAACTTACCGTCCCCAGCCTGCAACTCTTCGGAGATGACTTCACCAAACAGCTTTGACTTTGGGTCGATGTTCACAGCAAAGATGATCGCCTTGCCAGACGACACGTACATTGCCTTGTCCATGAACAACTGGGCATGGAGTCCACGGAATACCCCAGCGATAGACCACGAGGCGTTAACCTGGCGGATCTCAAACCCAGGGATTGTATTATATGGGTCCTTGATGACCTCGGAGAAGTATCCTCTGCTGTCTTGAAATACTCCGCCGTTTAGAACTCGCGGTTCAAGAGACACGTTCATCATTAATGTATTCCTCCAAATCAAATGTTATCATGTACCTTCGCTTGGTTCCCGAGCCTTCAGTGCTTACATGCACTGCCCCCCTCAATCGATCTGCTCGGTATTCAATCGACTGGATGAGGTCCCAGATTCTTTCTGGGAATGTCCCGCCACTTTTAATCTGTAGCTGGAGGTGGTCATTCTCTACATCGACCTTGCCCCCAAACATACCCACGCGCTTTCCATCGATCATCTTGCCCACCGACAACTCGATGGAATTCCCACGCTTGCGATTGTTCTTCCCCCTACGGGAACGATCAGCGTCAGGCACGAAGTATCAAATACACTGGGGTGCTTTCCCCAACGTATGCTCCGACAACGTTGAAGTCAAAGAACTCCAACGCCTCATCGTACTCCATGCCATCACGCTCGATCAGGATCTTCAGGCATTTATCGTAATCATAGATTGCAACTGGGTAACTAAACCTTTGCCCGTATCCGATGAGCGCATCCTCAAACCCGTCGGCAAGCAATGCCCCATTAAACTGTTCAAGCATATCATTGCGCTCTTCGATTGCAATGTCTTTCATCTTAGCCATTCTTACCCTCCGTTCCAATGCACTTCCTGTGTACCCAATGCCACTCGGTGCTCCGTCGTGGTCCGTTAAACTCGATGGACTGCAACTTGTACGAGTCTGCTTGCTTCTCTATCGCCAACGCACACTTAACGCATGGTCGGTTCTCCCATTTGGGAGCTTTGCGATCTCCTTTACCAGCCTTAACTGCAGGACTCATATAAGCGACCCCTTCTGGTAGTTGCTAATTGCTACACTGTTCATAGGGTTATCGATGTACTCGCGCACTGCATTCAGCAGGACGCGGACTGGGTGTTCGCACCAGCGGCAGCCCTCGCTCTTGCGATCACACCCAGCCGCAGTAGTCTTCGCCATTCGGTCCAGCGCACAGCGCGAGGCTTCGACCGCATCATATGGCGACTCGATCACTCCTTATTGCCTCGCTGGGCCATCGGTCCCCAGACGCAGCGCGAGATCTCTCGAAGGGTAAAGTCGGCATAGTTCTTCCCGTTGACCTCGATGGTCTTGCCCCACTTACCAATCGCAACAGCGTCAGAACGAGGATCTCCCTCTGGCTTCTGCGTGTTCGCCCACTCGCGGATCTTATGAACGTGATCCCACGAAGGCTCGTCGAATGATGTGAACGTCACGTACAGGTATCGGTTGGCTGGCTTCTCAGTCTTCTTGCCGCTGTCAACCCACAACTGATACTCGTATGAGTTCATCGATCCCTTAAACGAAAGGATCTTTACGCCCGATGGAAGTGTCTTAACCTCTGGCTCAAACTTGTCGCTGAACCAGAACAGAATCGTCTCCATTAGAAATCTACCTCCTCAAGTGATGCGCTCTTTGTCGCTGGCTTTGCCGCAGTCTTGACGGTATCCCCGAAGATCCGCTCCGCAGCCTTTGCTACGTTGGCATCCCCGCTATCATTCTCTGGGTCATCCCCCGTTGGGATAAGGAACGCTGTGAGTAGCGCATACTTCAAGGCACCAGTCGATGACTTGTAGACATGCTTGTCCCCACTGTCGGCTCCCGACCCAAGCGTCTGGATGTCAAGGCTCTCGCCAGTATCGCCGTCAATGAAGCGCCACGTGTATCGTGCCGTCATGATGGTCTGCTTGCCGCTTGGCGTAGTACCCTCAGAGATCACATCGACCGCTGCTGGGATCATGATGACGTTCAACTCACCAAGTG